CCCGGCGTTTGATACAATGCATCTGATGTCATTAAATCAAAATCATTAAATCCTTCAGTTCTTTTCTTAGCTAATGGAAGTTTATCGCTAAATACATTGTATTGTGTATCAGTTAAGCCATCAGAAATAATTTCATTTATTGCGTGTTCTTCAATGCCTGTACCAGAAATAAATGGATGTGTCCAAATATGATCTTTACGAGCAAAATCAGAAAATTCTATTGTTAATTTTATAGTAGCATTAACGGCATTAAAGAAATCCTTTTTATTGATCCCATATATGTTATGAAACGCATTTATAAGAGGAAGAGTACTTTCACCAACACCAATAGCATTATTAACTTCAGGCTCAATGACAGTAATAGATGAATCTCTTAAATGTGAAAGGCCTAGCGCGGCACTCCAGCCTGCCGAGCCACCACCAACGATAACAATATTATATGACATCTATGGCAGCTCTCGCAATTGCTCTATTTTCTAAAACTTCTTGCGGGATTGGTTCACCTGTTTCCATTTGGCGAATCACATACCAATCAGTTGACGCAAGATATTGGTGATGAATCATGTTTTGTTGAATAGTTAGACCAAGTTCAACATTTTCAACGACATTTTCGTTTATGTAAGTTTGGACTTCATCTATTTGTTCGTCATCTAATTCTATTCTAATATTGTCTAATTTAATATATTTAGAATCAGGCGTAAAGACTAAATCATGATATGTAAAACTAAAGACTGGTCTCTTAGCAGATATTAGTTTTTTCATATTTTCGTCATAAGCTTCTATGACGTTTCCTCTAACAATTAATTGTTCAATCATTTTTCATTCCTTTATAAATCTGTATAACAGCTACATGATGGTGCAGGTGTACCGGATTGCCCAGGCCATCTATATGACCAGAATGGATAATTTCTTAATTCACACTCAGCAACATATTGACAATCGTAGAAAGAAGGGCAGCAAAATTCACAACACTGAACACAGTATTGATCTAATCTCCAGATATTATCATTATTAAAACGCGGATCATTACCGATATATGACCAAGTACAACCCCAAGTATCACACATTGGGAAATCAGCGGGCGCCTGATACCACGATCCATTGTCATATAAAGCTTTGCACCCGCAGCAAGGCGATCCGTAACTAGTAGTAGAACCAGCGGCTGCCAAAAACCACCATCCACAATGAACAACATAACAGTTATAAGGATTGCAAACTGTGCAACTTGGAACAAATGTGCATTCTATACATTCACCAATAACTGTTTGCTGAAAGTTATTTGCATATGTTTTACCCCAGATTTCTACGCCATTTAATTCCAATGATAGAATATCTTGGAAATCGCTTAAGTTATCTTTATGTATTTCCGTGATTTGGCTTAAATCAACATTAGGCATGTTTTGTCCTTCTAGTTAGTATTAATTACTAATGTAGTGCCTTCAACAGTAATCCTTGTCTGTAACAATGTCAGTACTTCCGATTCAGTTGTTTTACTATCAATAGCACCATATATTCCATTTACCACGGAATCTGTCTCTGTTTTTGTGTAATAATTATTCAACGCGCTTGTTATTTGCGCAGAAGAGTTATTAGATGCACTCGTAATTGCATCCGAAATTAATGTATCAACATCACCTCTATTATAATAATTATTAAACTGCGCATTAATAATATTCTGCAAATTCTGAATTGATGTACTTAGAAAAGTGCTTGTGTTTGATACTAGTTGAGCAGCCGTCGCATCAACTTCTTGTTTAGCCAATTCAATTTCTATGTCAACTTCTTGTTTAGTATAAACGTCAGTTACATCTGCTTTCTGCGACAGTTTCTGGTCAATTAGTGTACGAGTATAAGTATCGGCTTCACGAAGGAGGATTAAATTATCTATTTCCTCCCTATTATAAATACCGCTTCCGCCTAGATCTTTAGCGCCATCTATGTTAGCCATATCTTATCCTCATGCAACAAACATGCGTCTATCAATTACGTATGTAACTGTCTGAGCAACTGTTTGCGTAGTAGTAATTTCTAAAGTTCCAGCATTATCGATGATACCGTAAGTTGCAAATCTTGATGCACCACTAAATAGTACGCTAGTTTCAAGAATTGAACCTTCAACAATCAAATGCTCAGTGATTTGAATTTCAGAAGTTGATTCATTTTTAGCACGAATAATAACTTTACCTGAATTGTAATCGGTTGAAGCATATGAATCAATAACAGTTTCATCAGTAACAGAAACACTATTCGTATTAACGCGCTCTTCTACTGAACCAACATCAATTCCTGGTGTTTGAACTACACCGGCATTAACGATAAGATTGCCACTTGTGATCGTCAAATCATTTTCAACTGTTGCAGTGTCAGTAGCATTGATAGAAGCTAATGATAAATCAGTACCGTCAGTCGTAGTAATGCTTGAATCTGAAAGCTGTCCAGTCGTATCAGTGAAGAAAGGCACTGCATTCGCTGTACTTGTAATTGCATCAACTTTACCAGATATTAAATCAGCCAAGTCAAGGCTAAATGTTGAAGCATCGTCTCTCGTGAAAGTTACAAGTGTTGAGCTTAATGATGCGCTTTCGATTCTGGCTAAGTTCGTATCGTCAATTAGTGAACTCAAATCAATATCTGTTGAGGTACCTTCTTCATCGATAAACGTTAGTGTATTGTTGGCATATGAAATAGATGTAACTGTTTCAGCTTCAACCAAAGTTAAATCACCAGCAGCCAAGATAGACCCGCCGTTAATTGTTTTAATGTTTGTTCCAGAAACTAACGCATCCTGTTTAGTATTAAGATCGTTCATGTTGGGAATTTCTGTACCACCGGCACTCACACCATCATGTAATCTTAAGCGACTATTTTCAGTATCTACAAAAAGTTCAGCTACTGAACCTGTCGTAGAATCAGCTTCGGCCGTCGTACCTCTTCTGAATTGTAATGTAGTTGCCATTTAATTTTCCTCTATATTTTATCTTTATTTATATTCTGTTTAGTCTAAATCAATTGTTCCAAGAAGACCATCTTGTAAATCAATCACATCGTTGCCAGTTGACAAATCACCAATAATGAACGTAAAGTCTAAGTCGATGATTTCGTCATCATTCATAAGATCAATTACGCCTGAACCAGTCATTAGATCTTCTGGAAGTTTAACATCATATTTGCCAGCATTTGTAAGTAATTTTCTAAAGAACTGAACTTGTGTACTTTCATAATCTGGAGTAAATAGAACTTGGAATTTACCGTCGTTTATCTGATAGTCAAATGTGCCGAGTGACGTACCCATATTTGAAATAACATCTGAATACGCATTAAAATTATCATGCATAATCATGACTTTTAGATTATTAATACCTTCGTATCCAGAAACTAAAATATTATATTCGCCTGACATGAACTCCGTAATATCAAATTCATCGATGATTTCAGTGTCTAGCGACAAATAACCTTTTTTGTGCTCAATTAATGACGAAGTTATTGTATCGATTTCGTCAGTTGTATAAACTGGTGTCGCTTCATCAATAATAACTTCTTGAATTTCAACATTATCGTTTTGACCGATATTTTCGGCAAGAATAATTGTTTGACCATCATTAGCAGTAAAGTCAGTATCTTTTAAAAGTTTTATACCATTTAGATAAACGTGAACTTCATTCGGCGAATACTCTATATTAATAGTATTCGTTGTAGACGTTGGGGTAAAAAACTGTGAATTTGTTCTGCCGTACATCAATAACTTAGCATCGGACAGGCTTGTCCAAACGACATTTTCGCCGTCATTCGTAAGAATTTTATTTTGTTCTAATGTAGGTAGTACATCTTTAGGACTTAATGTTATATCGCCAGTCTCGCCATTAAGTGATGTTACTGCAGTCGAAAGAACATTTATAACTGTTTCGTCACCGTTTTCATCGGTGTAAGTCAATGTACCATTATCGAAGTCAAGAGAGGTTATTGTTTCTTCTGGAACAGTACTAATATCGCCGGATCCTAATATGGATTCACCGTTTATCGTTTTAATTCCTACACCAGATTCTAATATATTTTGTTTAGAATCTAATGCAGTTTGAAGATTAGTGATGTTGGATATCGAATGTTGATGTGAGTTATTTTTAACTTCTAACTTTCCGTTAGCGTCGATGATAACAGAATCACCAGCAGTAATACCACCTAGGACAGTTTGAGTAGCCGAAGGCAAAACATAGTTATTGGCTCCTTGCTCAATTCCGTCTAGCTTTAATAAATCTGCAGACGTCAATTGATTAAATTTTTTCCAACTTAACGTACCGTCTTGCAACAACATACCCAATTCGTATGTATCTGTCGCAAAAACAATTTCGCCTTGACGTGGCGGATTTGACGTTAGCGAGGTTTTAAGTCCTCTTCTAAATAATATACCTGTAAAAGCCATACGTTTCTCTCTTGAAATTTTATTATATTTATAATAAATAAATACATGTACAAGAATGTTAAGCAAGGTTGGTACGAATTACTCAACCCGAACAAATTCATTAAACCAATCGATGAGCACATGCAGTCATTTAAAGACGGCAGGGTTAACTATAAAAGTTCGCTAGAATTAAAAGCGATACGTTATGCTGACTACAACAAACACATCACAAAATGGTCATTAGAGCCATTCAATATTAAATACACAAAGCCTACAGATGGAAAGGTTCATAGATATTATATTGACTTATTTTTAGAATTTAGTACAGGTGAAAAATTTTTAGTAGAAATAAAGTCAAAAGGTGAAACTATTCCACCGAAAAAGCCTTCCAAGAATACTCAGAAGGCTCAATTAAATTACCAAAAAGCAATACAAACATACTACGTAAATCAAGCTAAATGGAACGCTGCAAAAGAATTCGCTAAACTGAACAAAATGAAGTTCATCGTTTTAACAGAAGATCAATTAAAATAAAATTTTTGCAATTTCAATTTTTTTAATATACCATTTAAATGACTCAAACATTCGTGATGCATGTGGTAAAATAACCAAATGAGTTTTATATTTAGATGATATTAGATTTTCTGAATTATTGATTTGTACATTTTTATATTAGAATTCACCAAAAACATCATCTTCAGTTTTATCGACGATAGGCCTAACCACTTTTTCATCTGATAATCCGCCTGTTTTATTAACCGTTACGACTGATGGTGTAACTTCCGCTTCGACGTCTTGTTCTGTTCTTTCGTCAATTAACTCTTGGAAATACGTATCTAATGTTTCATATGGAGTAACTGGATCAACTGAGATATCGACATTATCTAGTTCATTAATCAGAGAAACATCGTATGGTTTACATGTTAGTTTATAAACTGACTTAGCATCATTATGTGTAAATAAATTATTAACACCTGGAACAGTTATACTTTGATCAGTAATTTCCATTATTTTATTGTTTGGCAAAATAACTAGACAACCAACTGGGTCAAAACCTTCGTCATCAACAATGTCTGGTATAGGATCAAACGAACTTTTAGCAACAAATAGGTTAATTGTTTCAAAATTTACTAAACCAAATTGAGAAAAATTCGTTTCATTATCCCAATCTTCGGTTGTTTCGGGCAACATATAAATATCATATATTTTGGAGTTGTCTGACTTCATGTGGCTGTAATCACCGAAAACGACATCGTCTCTGTTGATTTTTTCAGTCAATAAAAATTTAGTTAACACTCCATACAGATTTATGAGCTCTTCAGCTAAACTAGTATTTAACTGGTATTCGGGCTGTCCTGTAAAGTTGAAATTCATAAAAACCTCTTTTGATTATATTTATAAATAATCTAAAAACATAAAGGTACAATTAACATGATTTTAAATGAAATAGTTAAAAACTTCTTAAAGCAACCAGAAATGAAGAAGGACGGTGAAAGCTCTGAAGTAAAGAAGGATAATGTATTGGTTGATTTATCTTCAAATGATATGTATCCAACGGGATCGTTTTTTGATGATGAACAAAACAATAATGGGTTGTTTAGCAAAAGTCATGCTACTGACGTAATTTTTAAACAGAAAGAAAAAATTATGAAGTACAGACAGCTGTCTATGACAACGGAAGTGGCTGAGGCTATCGACGAAATCGTTAACGAAATTATCTTTAGTTATGATGATCAAATTCCTCTTTACATTACTATCGACGAAGAAAACCAGAAATTGGTAGATGCGATTAACGAAAAATTCGAAAAAGTGATGGATTTGGTTAACGTCAGAAGAAATCTTTTCCAAATCGTAAAGCGTGCATATGTTGATGGCCAGATCATCATGCATTGTTCTTACGACAAGAAAAATACAAAGGGCGGCATCAAATCGATTAAAATGGTTGAACCATCGATGCTTTATTTTGATGGTAAGAGCAAAACGTATAAGTACATGGCCGAAGATCGTGGCCTCGCAACTGTTAAAGATTCAAATCAAGAATATAGCGTTGAAGAAATCGTAAGAGAAGATTTTGGTCTATATGATGGCCCCGTTAATCTTAGTTACTTGGAATACGCGATTAAACCTGCAAATATTCTTAAAACACTTGAAGATCTTTTGATTCCAATGCGATTTAGTCGTTCAATTTCTAGACGTGTATTTAACGTTGACATTGGTGATTTACCAGCAAAACGTGGTGCTGAAGTTATGAGAGAGCATCAGAATAAATTCAAATATAAGAAATTCTATAATAACGATACTGGTGAAGTTTCTAATCAGCAGCATATTACGTCAATGGTTGAAGATTATTGGTTCGCTAATCGTGCCGGTGGTAAAGGTACAACTGTTGATGTTCTAGATGAATCTGGTAATCTTGGCGAATTAGACGATATTCTTTATTTTGCACGCAAACTTTATAAAGCAATGAAGATTCCAGCGAATCGTATTAGCATTAATCCAGATGGTGATAATGAATTCGATTATGAATCAACACGTGTTACAAGAGAAGATATGAAGTTCTTTATGTTCATCTCACGTATTCGTCAGGTTTATTCTTCGTTGTTTAAAGAGATTCTTAAACGTGAAGTTGTTAGTACTGGCATCATGAAAGAATCTGAATGGGATGATAAAGAGAAATCAGTTAGCATCATGTTTACGAATGAAAATAAATTCATCGAAAAAATGAAACTTGATAACTTTATGGGTAAGTTGGACATCTATTCAACTGCACAAGAATATCAAGGTAAGTTATTCTCTGTCAACACGATTCTTAAAGATGTATTTAGATTCAGCGATGAAGAAATCGAAGAAGAATTTAAGAAAATTAAAGAAGAAGAGTCAGACGAATTATACTCCAAGTTCTACAATAAAGACGAAGAAGGATATTAAAATGTGGGTACTAGTCCTGATAATCGCGTTGAACGCAAACCCAGCAATCGAAAAGATTGGAACATACGAATCTATGGAGAAATGTTTCGATGCCAGAGACAACATTCTTGTTGAATATGGTTCATACGACGGTTTATTCATTACTGGTCTACAAGCGGTCTGCGTACAGTATAAATAAAACAAAAATAGGAAATAAAAATGTTAAAATTTAAGGATTTTTTAGCTGAAGCTGAACTTCCAGATGATTATATTGCTAAGGTAGTTGGTTGGATTATTGATGAACCTACTGATATGTCTAAGTTGACGGTTCAGCGTTCTGGTAAGTTCATCTCTGTTTACTATAACGGGGATTTTAATGAAGAAGTTGTTAAGCAGCAGTTAACTAAAGCTGGTTTAACAATGAAATCAGACGGTAATGGTGATTACTTTGAGAAGTCTAAGGCAGTAATTGAATTTAATGGCCGCCTTTCTATTTCAGATTTAGCTAAATTTGCTTCAACATTTGCTAAAGCCGTTGGTAAACCACCTAAAGAGTTATCTGACGCAGATATCGTTAAAATGATCGTTTCAGTTGCCGAAAAACTAAAACCATACAAGCGTAAGGTTATTGGTACAGCATCTAAAATGGAATCTATTATGATGTACGCTACCAAGATATATGAAGATAAAGCGGCACGTGAAAAATTTATTAAAGAACTTGAAAAACAATCAGGTGTTACTGAAGTATCGTTCCAAGAATTTAACGAAGAATACACAGTAAAAACTGAAGATGGTAGTTATAGTGTTATCGTTTCTCAAGTTGAATCTTACGGCGGTTACGTAATCACCGTAAAAGGTTAAAGGATTAGAGCGCAACCTCTATAAACTATAACTATAAATTTAGCGCTAAATTTGTATTAACCCAAGTATTGCTGATTAGGTTCGTCCATTCAGATTCCGAGTTGAATTGATCGGATAAATTACGAAGGTTTTTCTGAATCTTAGGAACGTAGTTCCTCTGACATACAGAAAGTAATGCTAATAAATTCATAAGGAGAATTAAAAATGGCTGAAATGTTAAGCCCAGGTGTATTTGTGACAGAAGTAGATGCGAGCACTATCGTACCTACAGTTTCTAACTCTATCGCAGTGTTCGGCGGTAAGTTCGTAAAAGGTCCAGTTGGTCAATACACTTTAATCTCATCTGTAGATGATCTAATTTCATTCTATGGTAAACCAACAAATACTAACTACAACGATTTTTATCAGGCATACAACTTCCTACAGTACGGCAATAAGCTTTTAGTTTCTCGTGCTGCTAACGTGGGTGGTACATCAACTTTTGCTGACGAAGTAGCTGCTGCTGAAGCACTTGCTAATGACACTACTGTTGCTGTTGCTGATACATCTGCACTTGAAGTTGGTGCTTTCGTAACGTTTGATGCTCAGGATGCTGTATACAGAATTACTGCAGTTGTTGCTGATACATCTATCGAATTAGATCGTGGTTTAGAAGCAGATCTTGCTGCTGGCACTAACATTAACATTTGGACTGCTGACACTAACGGTGTTGCGGAAGTTTTAGATGCTACAAGCACTGCTACTATTGATGTTAATGATTATGTTGCTAACATGATGGTTATCGAAAATAAAGACGATTTCGACATGAAAGAAACTTCAATCGCAATGTCTAACGCTGATGCTAAATTGAAAATCATCGCACGTTCGCCTGGCGCATGGGCTTCTGGTCTTGAAGTTGCAATTGCTAATCCTGCAGCCTTTGGTGCAACTACACCATCTGAAGCATTTGCTGGCATTTCACTTGACGGCCTATACGAATATGCTCCTACTGGAACAGAGGTTGCTGTAGTCGTTCGTTACAATGGTGAAATTGTTGAAACTTTCACAGTTGATTTTGATGAAACTGCTAAAGATTACAACAACAAGTCTACTTACATCGAGAACGTAATTAACAATCAGTCTAATTACATCTTTGTTAAAGATAACACTGCAAATACAGATTCTGTTGCTGATATGTGTGCATCTGTAAACGGTGTAGCTGGTTCGGTTGTTACTCTATCTCTTGCTATGGATTCTGATATTCAGAATGATGACATCATCGATGCTTACGACATCTTCTCTAACAAAGAAGAACTCGACATCGACATCGTTATTGGTAACGAAAGAGATGGCGGTGCTGCTGCTAAAGAACTAGTAGATACTCGTAGAGATTGTATCGCATTCATCGGCGCTAACTACGCTGATACTGTAGGTAAGAAATCAGCTACTGCTGTTGCTAATCTTGTAGAATGGCGTCAGTCTGGTGCAGTTAACTACAATAACATGTTCGTTGTTGCAGTAGGTAACTACAAATACCAGTACGATCGTTACAACGACAAGTACCGTTGGGTCAACATTGCTGGTGATATTGCTGGTCTACGTGCACAGACTTCTATGAACAGAGCTTCTTGGTGGGCATCTGCTGGTCTAGAACGTGGTCAGATCAAAAATGTAACTAAGATTGCCTTTAACCCAACTCAGGGTCAGAGAGACATTCTTTACAAAAATGGTCTAAACCCAGTATGTTCATTCCCAGGTCAAGGTACTGTAATGTGGGGTCAGAAAACATTGCTTGATAAACCATCTAGCTTTGATCGTGTTAACGTTCGTGGTCTATTTAACACTATGGAACGTGCACTTAGCAAAATGGCTAAATATCAGGTTATGGAATTCAACGATAACTTCACACGTAACAGAATCGTATCTATGGTTAAACCATACTTGTCATCTGTTAAGGCTGGTCGTGGTATTCAGGACTTCTTGGTAATCTGTGATGAATCTAACAACACTGCTGATGTTATCTCGCGTAACCAGTTAGTTGTAGACATCTACATCAAACCAACTTATGTTGCTGAATTCATTCAGTTGAGATTTACTAACGCTGGAACTAACAGTTTCGCTGAAGTAATTGGTGGCTAATTAGATAGCTTTTCAAAGGTCTTCTTCGGAGGACCTTTTATAAAGTTATTTAAAAATAAAAGCGAGTTATCATGAGTACTAAATTAGGAAACGCTATTCTCACGAGAAATAATACTCGTAGACTTCAAAATACTGTTGATAAAAATAAAGTTCAACAAGAAAATGACATTTCAGAATTGACAAATTCTGTTGAAGCAGAGTTAACAACATTTCAACAATCAGTAGACACAGATATTCTAAATCTTTCTAGTTCATTAACTACATTAGAAACAGCAGTTAATTCTTCTTTAGAAACTTTAGAAACGTCGATTAGCGATTCTAACGATTCTATAAATGAGTCGTTAACGACATTAGAGACAAACATCGGCACAACGACTGATGGTTTAGCGGAAGATATCAGTGGAATCCAAACATTTTTAGAAGACACAATAATTACTGACGGAACAGGTACTAAATTATTAGCAGATAATGGCAACTACATTAGTACATTTACTAAACCTTTGCTCATCTCGCCAACTGAACGCATTTCAATTTTAGATACTGTACTCGATACAGTTAGTGTAACAGATATGCTCGTTGAAGTTTCGTCATTGTTTTATTTTACGACAGAATTAGCAGACGACTTTGATGTAAACTTTGCAGCATCTACAAATGATTTGAACACTAATTTAACGGTTGGTCAATCTCTATACGTTGCTATGATCGTGACGAATGGCGATACTGCATATACGTTGAACAGTCTAACGATTGACGACACAGCACAAACGATTCTTTGGGCTGGCGGTACTGCTCCAAGCGGTGTTGCGAATTCTTTGCAAACATACACATTCACAGTTATTAAAACTGCTGATGCTACGTTTACAGTCCTTGGCGCAGTTTCTGACTATGCAGCAATAGTCTAAGGATATCTTATGCCATTATTAACTTCTTTTGCAGCAAACATTCTTTCAAATGCTATGTATCGTCGTGGCCAACGATTTGATGCTGGTGAATTTGATGCTGGTGAATTTGATGCTGGTGAATTTGTATATACTACTCCTGGAACGTATTCATTTGTTGTTCCGTCAGGCGTAACATCGGTGTCTGCTGTAGCTATTGGAGGCGGCGGCGGAGCAGTTCGTATCATCTGGGGCGCAGGAAGAGAATTCCCTTCTACTAATGTCGCTTTAGCTGATTCCAATGAGAATGTTAGTATAGTATAGTAAATTATTTAATAAATAGAAATAAAACAGGATTTTATAAATGGCAAGAATTAATACAAAGGCTGGACTTAGAAATTACATTAAATCTCAATTAGGTGCACCGTCTATTAATATAGAAGTTAATGATGCGCAAATGGATGAGATCATTGATGATACGGTTCAGAAATTTACAGAGTATGCTTACGGCACATTAGAAGGATCCGTCATAGTTCAGATTAACGGAATGGGCGAATACGACATGCCCGATACCATGACTAATCTTATCAAACTTTCTAAAGGTAGTACAAGTAACTTAACGAACTTTAGTGCCAATTTCGGTAGCGGATACGTTCCAAATTTATGGTCAGAACAGTTCTTCACCGGATCATTAACTGGCGACATTATTCCAAGTATTATTGCGATCAGTACAACAAAAGCTGTTTTAGACAAATATTTTGCTGACGATATTGCATTTAACTTTAATCATTTAAATAAGAAATTGCAGGTTTTAGAAAACTATAATGGACCAGCTGTTTTGCATTATCAATATGAGTATTTAGCAAACGATGACAATGATTTAGTATTTAATCACGAATGGATTAAAGCTTATTCAAAAGCTAAAGTTAAAGAGTTATGGGGAACAGTGACTGGTAAGTTTGACCAAACTTTAGTTGGTGGGGCTAGAATCAATTATGATAGATTCCTTTCAGAAGCTCAAGCAGAAATTGATTATTTGAATGAACAATTATTGACCAAGTGGTCAGACCCTGCACCTATTGATATTGCATAATTTGTAAGGTATAAAAAAAGGGGCTTACGCCCCTTTTTTTTGTTATTCTAAATTAAGCGAATGGATTAGCTGCAGTTACTGCAACTGAAACATCAGCAGAATCTTCAACAAGAATTTCTTCTTCTGCTTCAACTACTTCAACTACTTCAGGCTCTTTCTTAGCCTTCTTTTTTGCCTTAGGTGCAGGAGCTGCTTTAGCTTCTTCTTTCATAGCAACCATTCCGGGTTTAACTACGGATGGGTTTTCAACAACGTCACCAGCTTGATAAACTTCACCGTCAACGATTGTTTCAACTTCTACTCTGTATTTCATTTTATTTTCCTCTTTGTATTATATCTATATATTTATATACGTCAATTGTAAAATCAGCCACTGCAATCACACGGTGATAACACATTTTAGGTATCAAGTATCCTTGATATGGCTTTAGTTTTATTGGCATACGATTTTCCAGTTGGAGTTCTATTGATCCTTCAACAAGACGGATTTCTCTGTCCTCTTTATCCCTATGCCAAAATAGTTCTCTTTCGTTAAAATCTTTAAAAACTCTACGTTCGCAAACCCACAGCTCGCCAGAAGCAACAATCGTAGATGTATACGGTAATTTACCAGAAATATTTTCCGCCATTTGCTAATCCTAATTGTTTTGCGTAATAAGGTAATCTACAAGACCAATATCCGGGCTTTGTTTTATCTGTCTTAGTATCGCAGTTATGTCTTGCAACGAATGATTTACGTGCTGCTGGATCATTGATCTTAGCAGTAAGGCCGCCTTTTTTATCGCCAAATGTTACTTTAATGATATTGCCCTTATCGTTTTTGACATAAACATAATATTTTTTGCCATCTGGATCTGAATTGCGTTTTGGACTATTTAGTTCAACATCTTTTTCTTCATTTACAAAGGGAAGATCTAGGAAAACATTTTCGCCTTCATACAACGCAGTTTCACCGATATCAGTATTGAGTAATTCAATGTCTGTAGAGTCAAATTCGTATTGATCTTTATTTTCCTTTAAGAATTTAAAGTACTCGACGAATTTTTCCGACTCACGTCTAAAGATACATTCAGTGAGTGGTTTTCCTTTACTGATGTTGTATTTGATTGCCTCTGTAATGATGTATTCATCGAGTTCTGTTAATGACATTATTCACCTCTAAGTCTTTTAATTAAATCAACCGTGCTAATATCTTCTGACGCGTTAATCGTCAAATTATTATTAACAGTCTGTGGCTGTTTTTCTGCATTTTTCTGGATCTTGTCTATGCTTAATAGTACATTAGCCATTTCTTTATAAGATTTGACGAATAAGTCTTGAGCCTGCACAAGCGATCTATTTAATTCAGCAAAGGACATCACTAAAGATGCCCTTTTGTCGTCGTCTGAATCTAACAAATCAAGCGATATAGCACTCAAAACCCTGCGCGCATTGTCTGAGGTTTCTTTAAGTGTATCCCTAACGTATTTAAAATCGTCAGTCATTGTTTCAAGATTTAAGATTTCAGCATACGAAGTACTTTCGTACAATTGAACATCTTTCGTCTTTTCTTTGACGTACCCAACGATATCATCACCTTCAACAACTAGCTCTTCCGATAAATCTAGTTGTTTAGTTATGCTATTCATTTTTTCCGCTAGGGAATTTGCTTTTTCTGTAAAATCCATAGATTTATTTATCTATTTCTTTGAACCGATAATACTTTCGTATTTAAGTAGAACTTTAATGCCATCGTTAAATTCAAAATCGATTCCATCTGTGTTTGGCCAGAAGACAGTTTCACCTTCCGCGATATCTTCAATATCTTTACCAATTGCTATTACATCTCCCATAGTTGGGCGGTTGATTACACTTTTGTTTTCGTTAATCCCAAGAACAAGTCCAGTTTCAGTAACTTCTTCTGACTTTAGTTCAACTGGATTAACTAATACATAATTATTCTTTGGTTGAAATTCTGAACCATTAATGTAAACTCTTTGCGTTGACATATGTTTTTCCTTCTAAATAAAATATTCTGGATGTTTAATTTTGAGCTGCCGAAGGATTTCTTTTTCATTATCAAGTTTATTCCTAATCATGCAAAGAACATCTTCCGGCAAGTTACGGTTAAGGTGAGACTCATAGTCCTTTATCGTTGCAAGAACAATAGAAATTTTGGCTTGAGTCTCATCAAACATTATTTAAACTCTTTAGGCGGTTCGTGTGTAATAGTTGCTTCAGTCGTCAATAGCAATGATGCTATCGAAACAGCCTGTTGAAGAGCCACTCGTTCAACCTTTGTCGGGTCAATAATGCCTGCCTCAATCAAATCAACATATTCGCCGGATGCTGCATTAAAACCAACATTAGCGTCAGAGTTAAGAGTTGTCTGATAAACTACGCCAGTGTCAAAACCAGCATTTTCTGCAATTTGTTTCATTGGCGCAGAAACCGCACGCTTTATAATATCAACACCGATTGCTTGATCACCTTTGAGGTCTACATCAATTTTAGCACATGCTTTAACCAATGCTGAACCACCGCCGGTAACAATACCCTCTTGCACTGCTGCTTTAGTTGCTGCCAATGCGTCGTCAACACGATCCTTCTTCTCTTTCATTTCAGTTTCAGAAGCTGCACCGACTTTAAGAATAGCGACACCACCAGTCATTTTAGCAATACGTGTTTGAAGGTGTTCTTTCATGTATTCATTTTGTTGTTCTTGTTCAGCCTTCAATTCAGCTAGACGTGCATCGATTGACTCTTTTGAACCACTTCCACCGATAATTGTTGTTGATTTTTTACCGACAATAACTTTATCACAAGTACCAAGTTTATCGATAGTCAAATCTTTGTACATATTACCGATTTTTTCAGAAACGACAGTACCATTAGTAATAACGCCAATGTCTTCCAACTGCTTAATACGGTCAGTTCCAATGCCGGGAGCTTTAACGGCCGCAACTTGAATAGTTCCACGTAGTTTATTAACAACTAACGTAGAAAGAGTATCTGCATCAACATCCTCAGTAATAATTAGGAGTGGGCGATTACTTTGCTGACACTGTTCAAGAACTTGTACAATATCCTTAAGAGATGTTAAACGACCGTCTGATAATAGGATATACGGTTTTTCTAAAACTGCTTCCATTTTTGTATTGTCAGTTACAAAATATGGCGACAAGAACCCTCTATCAAATTGCAGACCTTCCACAACTTCGAGTTCATCGTCAATGCCTTTAGCTTCTTCAACAGTGATTACACCGTCTTTACCGACAGCATCCATTGCATCAGCGATAAGCGATCCAATAATGTCGTCTGAGTTAGCGGAAATAGTAGCGACTTGTTTAATTTGTTCTTTATTGTCAATACGAATAGAAACGTTTTCAAGTTCTTTAACGATTGCTGCGCATGCTTTATCCATACCGCGTTTGAGTTCAACTGGATTTGCTCCAGCAGTTACATTGCGTAGGCCTTCTTTGAAAATAGCATGCGCTAATACTGTTGCTGTAGTTGTACCATCACCTGCTTCGTCAGCAGTACGAGAAGCGACGTCTTTGATAAGTTGAGCACCCATGTCTTCAACATGATCGCCCAATAGGATTGTTTTAGCAACTGAAACACCATCCTTTGTAATGTGTGGCGGAACATTATGCCTGTCATCTTCTAGCAAGACGTGACGGCCACGTGGTCCCATTGTTACTTTAACTGCATCTGCAAGCTTTTTTACGCCTTCGTAAAGTTTAGCCCTTGCGTCATCAGAAAAGTGAATTTCCTTCGGCATCATATTAAATTGTCTCCTTCATGATTTAATATTATTATAACTATAATTTAATTAAAAACAGTGTAATTCGAAAAACTAATCGAACAACACAAAAATGCCCAATTCCTCAATTGAGCATTTATTTTATTTATAATTTATTAGAATGAAAAGTCGTAGTACTCTCTACGTTTTCCAACAACCAATCCACCAACATTCATTTTCTTGAATCGGCCTGTTTGACTATCTTTGTAAACCTGTTCAAATCCTTTGTCAGTTACTCGGAATAACCAAGTACGACCTTCAGGGTTACTAGTGTATTCGTAAGATTGTGAATCAGTCATACCGCCATCATCAACACGAGTAGCAATGTCCTGTTGAATAACGATGTAATCATACTTACCTTTCTTAAAAACTTCTTTTACTGTAGCAGCGTAACGATCAGTCCATGAAAGATAAGTTGCTCCAGTTTCACCAGGAACAATATCTTTGATAGTGCCGTTAGACATGATGTGGTTGAACAGTGAGCCGGTTTGAGTACCTAATTTCATGGTGTTTCTCCATTTGTTGATTTGATAGTACTATTATACCTAGTTAAAAAAGAGAAGTAAACAGTTTTTTTCATTTATTTTGAATTTTTTCACAATTAGTCATGTCTATCTATTATGAAAATACAACTTGTTCTGGTTCAACGACTAACTCTTGCCCCATGCACTCAATCAAATATTGACCACCTACTACTATTTCAATGAGCTTTGCTTTGATCCAAAGGTTTCCGTGTTTAGCTTTAAACTTAATAGTCATTAGTGCATTACCTCTTCAGCGTAGTGTGCTTTAACCATTTCAATTTCTTCAGCAGTTGCAATCATTTCGATACGAGTGCTTTCATCATCAAAGAAACCCATACCCTGGACAAGAGTCTTAAAACCGCCTTCTTTGTGTGGGTGAACATATTCTTCACCAGCAAAGAAAGATTTGATCATCTTGCAAGAGATGACACCATCTACAGCAGACTCAACCAATCCTACCATGTAGCATCCTGGCTGCAGCTCAGCAGAGAAATCGTAAGACTTAATCAGGTCACCAGCTTTAACATTCATCATAGGTTTATTCCTTACCTTGTTTGATTTGATAGATCTATTCTACCCCGACTTCAACAGAAAGTAAACCGTTTTTTTTAACTTTTTTCAACTTTTTTTCAACTTTTTTTCTAAGGTTGAGAATTTTGTTTTCTTTTGCATTAAGATAAGCTCTTAGTCTTATTAGTTCTCGGTGTTCTTCGAAAAGATCCTTAGAAAGCTTTTGATAGTTCATTAAGACAGCTCCATCGCCATTTCACGTAGCTTGAACACCTTTTCTAAGGTATCAGTTTCGTTTTTGTCGTCTCTCCACTCAATAAATCTCGGATGTGATAGAGCATAGAAATCGTTATGTTCGGCTTTAGTTAAGTCATTAAACTGAACTTCCATTATTTTTCCAATGAGTTCATCCTGTTTCTCAGTGAAGAAGTCCAACTCTTTATCAGTGAATCCGGAACATTTACCTTTGATTGTACCTTCATCATTTGAGAATATAATACTTCCGACCTTTCCTTCGCGCTTAGTTCCCTTTGTGCCTTCTTGGAATCCAGTGCATCGCATCTCAGCAGAGATTTCCAATTTAAGCTTAAGCTGTTGTTTACTTGTCCCATCTTTGAATACCCCGCTAGTATCTTTTAATATTGCGCCTTCGTATCCACTGTTCATCCAGTTAGAAGTTGCTTCTAGCGCTTCTTGAAGATTTTCGACTACAAATGCTTCAATGATGCGAATATTCTTATGCGGCAAATTAAATTCAACAGTATTTAATTCTGTCCAACGCTCCATGTAAGGTGTTGTACATGGATCTTTCTTGTCCTTTTTCGCGGCTTTGGCATATTCTTCTAATGAAATCATATCCCATAGATCGAGCATAATGTCGTCATGGGGTGGATTATCACTATTTATTAAACCATTACCTTTAGCACGATCTTTGTGACCGCGAACAGTTAGTTCGCCAACATAAACTCCATCTGGGTAGAACTTCAATGCGTTGAATAGAATTGGATACTCATACTCTTCTCCACTTCTTGATCTAGCAGTTACATTTCCGTTTTCTACAGTAAACTCACGATATGTTCCATCGGCCTTTAATTGCACTAGAGCAGGATAAGAAATATTTTTAGCTGTTTTTTGATTATATGTGTCGCATCGCATGTACACTGGCTTTGTTATTAGTCCCTTAAACACCTTATTGATTATTGTTTTGCCAATATTTGCTTTAAGATCACGATTAATGATTAGATCGAAAACGATTTTGTCGCCATGGTTCGATAAATTGTGACGAAGATTAGCAGCAAGCTGAAGTGCCGCGTGGCCAGTGTATTTACGAGTGCAAAGATTACTTTTTAAAGAAGCCAGCGCAAATTCTAAATTGAGAGGCAAATCGATATCTTCTGGGGTAAATTTTTCAATTTGCGCATTTGTTACGCCGTAAGTGTACTTTACACGATCGTATGTCATTTCAAGCACATCTTTGAAGAGTTTGTTATCTTTATGTTTTTTTAGAACTTCAATTTTATAGTTTGACCCATTATCGGAATTTAATTCTTTGATTATTTCGTAGATCATTTTTAATCCTTCCAATTGATATAAGAGTATTATACCAAAAGGAAGGTTAAAAAATTAAAGAATTTTAGACTTCTTCAGAATAGTATGCAGTACAAGCAGCATTACCCGAAGTACTTTTTACTGAGAATACTATAATGTCTCCAGGCGTCAACTCAAAGACCGCACTGGTTGAATTATTTTTAATTGATGTTTTAGCGCCAGACTGCGCAAACTCGGAAAGAATAACCGTACCATTCGGTTTGTCGGCTTGGAATGCAATATCTAAATCAGAAGATATCCCACCAGTTAACATTCCTAAATCGGAATCTGGATTTGTAGTCCAAGTTAAGCCTTCGAGATTTGTTCCAGTCGTATCTCTAAAATACCAAACTTTTGTTTGATATGCCTTATCGCAAAACGTATTTAACATGTCCATAACTGCACCACGAGAGTTAATATGAGTAGGATCTCCCTCGTAGTTAATGTATCTTGGTACACGTAATGCTACCATAGCGGTACTGATTTGGTTGCCTGTTGATAATAGAGCATCGCCACTGTTAATAGAACCAAATTGTTTATTATGACCGTTTCCTCCTTCAGATGTTACATCGACACACCCGAATTTAGCAATTCGTTCAACACCTTCTTGGGTACAATAAGTGCTAAAGAACGCCTGAAGAGCAGGATCTGACATTGACAGTTCTGTTCTACTTCCAAGAACTTCTTCAGTATACACTAATTCTAAATCAACGAAATAATAATAATTGCCAACACCGCGCCATTGGAATTGAATATCAAAAACGTGACCCTTTGCAGGATCAAAATCCGGGAAAATTTCAAGAATTTTATCTTTAACTGATACTCTATTTGCCGTTACACCTGAATATCTTCTAAACGCAAATATGTCCCAATCTGCACCGTCACCTTCAATTTCAAATGCACATGCATCCTGAGGTGAACCTAACCCAAATCTTGTTAAACCAACATCAGTTGCGTTTGGATGAATTAACGCAGTACTATATAAGTGTCCTCTGTTTGGTTGATACTTAGGATGCACTTTTGAAGCAATTGTGCACCCACCACCTTGGATAGTAGTGCTTTTAACTGTAAGCATATGATCTTCTGATGCAGCATTTGTGAATCCAACTTGTGGCGCCCATCCAGAACCTTCAGTATATGCCCATTCTTCCCAAATTCTTTCAGATATGCCAAATGTCCAAGTAGAAGAGAATAATGATTCGTCTAAAACCGCCTTAGGCCTACCCCAAGCATCAGAACTATATCTTCGCGTAGTGTTTGTTATTTTTCCGTATTGATCCGCGAGCATGACGACTTCAAAGACGTCGTCATTCCTTTGGCTCATTTTTCCAGTTCTAGTTTTGTATTGCGCCATCTTTAATTATCCTTATGGTTTTTGTGGCCACTGCGCATGATATGGGTCAGCAACAGCAGTGATGTCTCTTAACGCTTGGCGGTATTCAGCCCATGCCGTCTTTTGCTCTTCAGTTAAAGGTGCATCATTTACTTGCGTCCAATCAGATTGGAATAGTAGTAAATCGCGCTTTTGTCTGTTTTCAGAAAGTTTACGTTCGAAACGAGCTTTAGCAGTTTCCTCATCGTAATTTTCGTAAACATAGCTACGTTTATATGTGTTAGTTTCTTCGTCTTTTGTTACAGACCAAACGGGTCTTTTATCATGATGCTGCTCTATAATACCTTCATAGGGCGGCACCATAACCCAGCCAAGAGGCTCAAGCGCATCGGCACTTAACATAGCTGGCAAAGTTACATTCGGCGCATGCAAATCTCGAAGTTCTGTCTCTGTTATGAGATTCGGATTTACCGTACCATCTTCATTAAGTTTACCGTATAACATTTTTTAACTCCTAATTATTATTATTGTTTAACGTTTCTCGTAAGTTTAAGTGAAATAGGTTTATAAATTTCACGTAATTCAAGAGATTTATCGTAAAACGCTTTAATTCTTTCTTCAACATCATCCATAAATGGAAGGATTAATCCTGAATATTTACAGTTTAGCATATTGTTTAAAGCTTCACGTTTCGTAATTCCATATTTTTCTGCTTCAAAATAAACTCTATTTAGAGCGTAATAGCACCCACTTGCTTCTGCACCAAACGCACTCACATTTACGATTTCCTTATCATGTATGACTGCCTTTGTAGCCATCTCAGTTGCAGATGTAATGTAAATGATCTTTCCGTTTCTCAATACCCAGTCAGCAGATACTTGCTGAGGTAAAATGTGATTCCAACCAACCACTTTCGCTAACTTACCAGCATATTCATCGTTAGTTAAAGGATGCAATTTAATTGCAAAATTTCCATCATTTTCATATGCCGCTCTTGCGACTTTATCTCTGTCAACCATATCGAACATATTGTGACCAACAAAGAATACTACGTGCTCAGGCATTTTCATATCAATATCAGGAATAACTTGAACGTACTTATCTTCAATTGATTCCAGTTCTTTAACAAGATCTTTTTCGGCGGGCTCTTTATAAGCAAAATCCATTACTCGCGCATTAATTTCAATGTTTTGCGTTTTTAGATACAGACCATTCATAAATTCTGTATATGCAAACTCAGAGAAATTAATATCTTGTTTCGCATCTACATCATATGTGATTGGGAACGGAGCAAGATCTCTCACAGTTTCTTCTATTTCTTTTGCCCATTTTAAACGTTCTTGCGAACGTTTCGTTGGTAAGGCCTTGTCGTTATCTTGTATTCTTCTTTCAGCAAATTTCATTCTTCTCTCCTTCTTTTAAATTTTTTTTATGACGTTGCCCAGACCGTATTCCAATAACTTATCCAATCAGTTGCGTTAGAAGTTGATTGCGATGTAGTAATATAATTGTTTATAATATTAGTCGTCGTACTTGTTTTATCTGTAGTTAGCGTTGAAACACTATCATAAGATGTTGTTCTACTCATTGGGAATTCACTAGTCCAATATGTCATATATGTTGACGTCCAATTCGTGGTGTAACTCGTATTAACGGATGTCGTTCTAGACGCGCTGTATGACGTTGTAATACTACAATATGGTTGATAAGCGCCACCGTCAATAGACTTTGAGCTCAATCCGAAAAATGTATTTGCAGTAGACCCACAGTATGCACTGTTATAATAAAGCTGCAATGTTGATTGTCCTGAACTGGCTAGATCCTGATCTGCCGCATTTTTTATTGCTTGAACTAGAGTTGAGCCTTCTTCTGGCGCAACGTTGTACCAATAATACCATCCATTAAGGTCTGGGTATCTACGAAGATAAGTAATATAAGTGTCCCAAACCAGATTCGCTCTAGCATCACTATACGGTTTAGAAACATAGAAGTTTGTGCCATTTACAACATACGTGTTTGTAGTTTGTGATGTCGTCCATGAAGTCGTATAACTTGAATTATAATTGGTTGTTCTAGATGTGGGTGTGCTCGTTGTCTGATTATAATTAATAATAGACGTCCAACTAGTTGTTCTTGATGTAGGCACAGAAGTACTCCACTGGGAAGTCCAAGAAGTGTCAGTGAATGTGCTAACTTGCGACTCTATTGTTTCCCAAGAAGTTGACCACGTTGACGTTCTGCTTGTAGTTGCAGATGTTTCACGAGTTATGGCATCAAGTTTATAAAACATTGCCCACATTTTTGCATTCATTATCTAAGCACCTTCCCGTATAGATTTCCATCTGATTCGAATAGTAAAACGAAATCACTTGTTCCATCACTATTAAAAGAAGTGTTAGGAGCATTCTGCATTGTTCCGTCAACTTGAACCCATTTAATCTGAGTTGGTGTATCCCATGTAATAGCGTAAGAGCCTGCATTAACAAGTTCAATAACATAATCGTTAATTTGATTCGGCGTCCCAGGAACAAAGGTAACTGTTAAATTTTGATCAAGCGTGACTTTGTAGTAGTTTGAAACATTTATGTCAATAATTACTATGCCACCACCATTTTGTTTGTAAAGATTTTCGTCTTCTGTTTTGATAAATTCACGTAATCTTCTAGACATTATACACCTTCCAATCGCTATTTGCGTAGATTAATTCAATAGATTGATCATCGACATCTAAAAGAATGTCATCATCGATACCCATAATTGTTTCGCCATTTCTAGCAATTGTGACGTTATTTGCTGTGAATGAACTAGCCGCGTCGTATACTCTTACACGTACACCAACAGCTGGATTAGCAGGCAGAGTAATAGTGATAGCACCAGATGTAGCATCGGCGAAAATTGAATCACCATCTCTTGCATCATGATCAGCATCAATGCTTACGATTGTTTCACCAGCTAGAACTCGTTTTTGATCGCCGATAATTTCGCCAATAGTCGACGTCTCAGTTACGTTAGTCGAGTTGTTGTAATAAAACATCGTTGGAGAACCATTCAAACTTTCTACAAGCACCAACTCATTCAATGGAATTGAATCGATGCCTGTACTTGTTTCGTCATCAAATTGATAAACGGGTCTTGTAATATATCCCATTATTGTTTCCTATTTTCTAATTATTTATAATACAATATTGTTGCTTAAATTCATTGAACTGTATGTACCAATATCTTAATCTTAATCTTATTTATAAATAAAACTAAAGAGGAACATAATATGCCGTCGAATATAGTGAAGTCTTTCGCTGATAAAACTGGGAAGTCAGAAGCTGAAGTAGAAAAATTATGGGATAAAGCAAAGAAAATCGCTAAAGAATCTGGACGTGAAGAAGATTACGCATATATAACGGGAATTTTGAAGAAGATGCTCGGTTTGAACGAAACGTTTAAAGAATATATAGAAAGAACAAAAGGGGAATAATTCCCCTTTTTATTTAAAAATCATAACCTTCATTTAAAAGAATTTCTTTAATATCCTCTAACACCTCAGTAAGAACTTCAATCTGTTCATACAACAAACGATCATATTCATCACTTTCACCTAGCATCTGTCGAAGCTCATCTACACGTTCGTCGTATTTTTCATAAATTTCTTGTAAATCCATAATGTCCTCTTTTTGTCTGAAAAAAATATTATATATTAGAATAAGTTAAAATCTCGTTCATAGACCGGAAATTGTTCCGGATTATAGCTTGTATTTTTTCTATGTTGATATTGTTTGTAAAAAATTCCACCCGGTTTACGAAATCCAAAATCATCTACTAAATCGTAAACGGCGAATTCTTTTTTAGATTTATGCAATCTCATTCCGCGGCCAATTGATTGTGTTACAGTAGTATAAGATTTTAGCGGTGAGCTTAAAACCATATTGTGCAACTTTTTAATATTAACACCAGTGCTAAGCAGAGCGAAGTTTGCAATAAGAATAGCATCTTCATGTCCTTCAAGTACTTGTCTCGTTTTCTCACGTGTTTTGGCGTCGTCTTCACCATTTAAGAAATATACTCCATATTGTTCTTGAAACTCAAAAGATTTTTTTCCAGTAATATCTTTATTTTGCACTTCGACATCGGGGTAAAGTTTATTCATTACATCGATAAACAACCCTTTACCGTGATCAGTGTGTTGAAATAATACAAGAGTATTTCCGACATTTCTGAGTCTCGTCGTTAAATTGACAATAAATTCGTTGCGAGGCTCGTGTTCTTTTATGAACTTTAATTGTTTCGCGTAATTGCCACTTTCTTTAAAAATGTTTTTGTCGTTTTGACTATATTTAAAGATTATACTATTTATTTTTATGGGTGTAGCTAATCCACGTTCAATTAGGCCTGCACTGGTGATATATGTTTTAGGCAATCCAAATAGACCAAAAAGTTCCATTTTCATAATTGGATCTTCTGGTAAAGTTCCAGTGAATCCCCATTTATATCGACAATTGACTGTTTCTTTTACGATCGCTGCGGTTTCATCAGAAGCAAAGCGATGAGCTTCGTCAGTAATCACGTAATCAAGTTTGTCTAGCTCATCTTTCCAATTCTGCATTGATTGCCAAGTAGATATGGTTAAAGAGCAGCCAAAGTGTTTATCAGAAGAACCGCCACCAATGGTGTGAGTATCGTTATAAAGGTCAATAAGATTATAGTCTTTGATGTCATTTTTAAACTGTGTTAATAGATTAATGTTTGGTACTAGTAAAAGTCCTTTCTTTTTATTTCTACGCATAAATTCAGCGATCAAAGAAATTGTCATCGATTTCCCGGACCCAGTACACATTTTATTTATTTGCTTAACGTTAATTATTGATTCTTTAAACGCCTTCTCTTGGAAATCGTAAGGTGGAAAGGGTAGAATATTCTTAACATCTTTTAAATACTCATCAATATATTCTTCACGATATTCTGATTTTAGTACTTCAGATTCAACGCCAAAAGCTCTAAGCAGATCTAAATGACCATTCATCACTAAGAGCTTTTTATTTTGAATGTTACCAAAGTATTGATAAGGCGATTTGAAACCAGCTTTCACGGCGGGTTCAAAATATGCGCCGGGTCTTTCTACTTTTAAGTACTCAAACATGTTTTTCAACGTTTGAGGATCGGCGTCAATAACGGAGTAACTTTCGTTTAATTTATGTACTATCATTAGATGTCCTAAACAATTTTATAAGGTAATTATATCTTAGAATTGTTTAAATCTATCCATCTTTTAGAATCAAACCGTCATCAAATGAACCACGTTTGTCATTTTTGAATTCACGAGCAATGTTTATTTCTTTTTCGGAAATACCTTTGGTTTTAGCTAAGGCATATAAGACTTCTATAACATCGGCAAACTCATTACAATCTGTATATTCTGATTCCTTTAATTCTCCAAGTTCTTCTTGAATTTTTTCAATCAAAAGACTTTCCTTTAACACACTAGACGGAGCATACTCTAATCGATCTGGGTGGATAATGTGTACATATTTGTCGCGTATCAATTTCATTGTTATTCCTATTTAATATACCCGTATAATTCCTTAATGTTTTGATCAACGCAATAACCGCGATGACCAACTACACCAGGCGCATTTTGTTTAGTTACTTTGTACCCACATTTATCAAGAATGTACTTCAAATGCTTATTTTGATTAATATGTTTTGGAAGATATTCATCAAATATTTCTTTTTGACCATAAGCTAATAGTACATTATAAAAATGAAGATCATCATTATTTGATGTAATTACAGATCTTGACACTAGATTTTTAACATCTGTTTCGTCCCATATCTTTTTAGTGTAATTAAAAACTACTTTATAATACTTGCACTTTTGAATAAATGAACGGTCATGTAATGAACAATCTAGAATTTTACTTTTAACAGTTGGCGAACAATCACGTATTTCGTCGTCGATTTCTGCAAGAATTCTTAATGTTTTATCTGCGTCTGCGTCCATCAATAACGATGTTTTTTCCATGTCGTTCAGCATCATAAACTGCTCAATATTATTCATCAACAAATTCTGCTTGTCTTCTCGAATTTGCTTCTGATATTTACTAAGAATGTTCGATGAAAACGTTTTATCAATTACACGTGGTTCTTTCATAAAGTGATATTTCAATAGCCAATTCATTGCTTCTTTATGGTTGAATTCAAGAATATTTTTAAATGTATCAATTTTAATTGCTTTTTTGCCAATTTCTGATAATTTTGATTCGCCATAATCGTCAATATCAAATAGATAATTTTGTTCTATATTTCGACCAATGTTGCCCATATATTCATCGCGAATATCGTTGTAACTAGTTTTTAGATAGTTAATCTTTTCCTTTATGAACATATGTATTTCTTTCGTTTTTCGAGTACGTTTAATCATCTGAATTGATGAAATGACGTCAGTACTCATTGAACTATCATAATGAAAGTGATAATGTACATTGTTTAGATTAGATACGCCAACTGTCAAGGTCGGTGAATAAATCAATACGTCCCACTTATCATGATCTTCCTTTTCAAATAATTCGTATACTAACTTCTTAGTACTTTCAGGCGTTTCTGCTGTCAATGTGACAACCTTTAGACCACGTTTTGCTAGTAGCATTTGCAACGAATTAATAAACGAAAGCGATGTTGCACTAACTGTAATTTTGTGTTTCGACGTATGATAAACTAACGAATCAACGAAATAATTCAAATCGTCATAACTATACAATGTCGTCGGATCACGATAAATGTTATCGATCAAATGAATATTCGTTTCTTTATTATTTAGCAAGAAGTTTTCGTATCCAGTTAAAAATGCATCAGCAATAACTAATTTTTTATTAAAACATCCAAAGAATTTAGCGATATTGATAGAACTGTTATTAAGATTAGAACGACTGTGCATCATTAACGAAATAAATTCGTCCATTATCACGATGTCAAAGAACTTAATATTATATTTCCACAAAGAATCAAACTGGCACACTAATGAATCGCCAATATTGTATTGGTCTTGATTATAGACTTTAATGCCATATTTTTTACCAAAGTCTTGTGCTACTGAAATCCTATTCGTCACGATAAGGACTTTCATGTCTTGTTCATGACACTCTTGAATGATGTGGTTGATTAATGTACTTTTGCCCGTACCCATCGGTGAACGAATACTGAGCAAACCATTACGGTTATTTAAAAAAGTATCTACGGTTTTATGAATATCTTCAGAAACTTCTAGATATTTTTCATTAACAGTAACGACAGATGTGTCAGTATTAAATTGAAGAAATTCATCATCATAGTTGATTTCTTTTTTCATCAATTCTTTTGCGATAGGAAGTTTACGTACACTTTCAAAAATGTTAATACTCTTTACGCTATTGCCATGATGCATAGTGTAAGGTGATGAACTAAACCAAAAGTACCCGCCTGGAGACTTTTCTTCAGACGGGTGTTTAAAGCTAATGCTATCATTTGGGTTATTGCGCATGGCTTCAAAGCCCATCGATTGAAAAACCTTTAGACAAAGTTTTTCCATAGTATCTGCTTCAATGTTTTGGATTTCATTAACATTGATTTCGACACCTTCACCGATGTACTCTTTCTTAACTTCGTTGATGTGTTCAATTGCAGTTTGTTTTACAAACTTAAATCTAGTTCCATCTTCGTTATTAAGGAACACGTTATTCTTAAGAATAGGTGCATTCAATGAAGCTTTGCGAATAACAGATTCATCAATTGTACATAAATGAGAAAGGTCATGATGAATAACAGATAAAGCCATTTTGGCATCTTTAAAATCAATACTTTCGGTGAATAAAAAACCTTTCATATTGAAATTGTTAATGCCATTGTAACTTTTAGACTCGCCAAGAATAACCTTGTAATCCTTGAAATACTCAAGGATCTGCTGTTTGTCATATTCGGATTTTACGTCGTCGATATCAAGAATAAAGTAATTAATACAATCGCCATAAAGCGGCTCAAGATTAGCTTTACGTCTAAATGTGCGAACTGGTTTGTCGAGCTTATCAAGTGGGATATTGAGTATGAAATGCGAGACCAATACAGAATACATCTGCAAGTTCGACGTTGCTTGATATGTTTCAAAGACGAACGTGTTGTCGTCATAAGGTGACATCGGCGTTTTATTTGTGGTTTTCTTGGCGTGAAAAACCGTTATATTTTCCTTCATGACCTTCCTTCATTTATGTTACTATAGTATTATATATACTATTCGGTTAATAAATTAGAGAAAAAAATGGATAGCCGAAGCTATCCTAAAATATTATTATTTTATGTTTTTATTATTCGTCGTCAGCGTTCCAACCAGCATCAACTTCATCAAAGAATTTTTTCTTATCTTCGTCTGATAGCTCTGAAGGTGATTTTACGCCGTACTTTTTAAGAGTTTTTTCGAAGAATTCTTGATATGCTTTTTGCTTATCTGATTGTTCTACAACTTCTTCTTCAACTTCTTCAACTTCTTCTTTCAGACCACGCTTTTTGATTTCAGCGTTCATAACATCCATTGCGATCATACCACGGTTGTGATCAATCGGCTTAGTTGTCTTTTGTTTCTTAACTGCAGCTTTCAGTTCAGCATCGCTCATTTTGTCGAGTTCAGCTTGAACTTCTTTCTTGATGTTAGCCATTGTAGCTTCTTCAAGTTCGACCAATCGTTGTTCTTCCAAGAATGTTTTAAATTTCATTTTTAATTTCCTTTATTATATCACTATTAATCGACAATGAAAACACTTTTTTGTTTTATTTTTATTGTAAAATCTTTTAATAGCTGTTTAATTTCTTCTTCATCATACAGTTTAGCAAAATCTATCTGGGTACCAAAAGAGGTTGGGGTTACAAGTTTGATTTTGTAACCTGCTCCTCGTAGTATTTTTTCAGGTTCTTGTGCTTTCGCTTCAACCTGCATTTTAGATTCTGTGATGCTTGCTTCAGGTTGTTTAGAAGTTTTTTCATTGTTAAAAATCTCTAAAAAACTCATCATTCACCCCTTAAAGATTGATGGTGAACTTAAACAACATCTCGTTACCAGCTTCTGATAATGGAGAAGCAGTGATTGCGAATCTGTTATAGATATGATAAGTAGCCTCACCTGTATTTGCGTTAGTCGCTTCCACAACTTCACTACGATATGGTGAGAATACTGCGGATGATTTAGACGGGTTAAGCGAATCTTTTAATCCGACATAAGCAGTCGTCGCAGTAGGATCAGGGTTCATAAAGTATTTAGTGTTACCAATCTCGGCGATAAACAGACCACGTTCGTCTTTATCCATACCACCTACATAGTTATTCAATGCAGCAAATGTTGCGGCAGTGGTGTATGGTAAAACACAGAAAGATTCGTATGTTCTCATAGTTTTAGAGTTAGCTCTTAGAATTAATTCATGGACTTTCTGTTGAATCTCAAACGCGTTGTATTCTGCATTTGTAGACTCTGTTAAATCAAGTGCATCACCAACAGTTATTTCAACGGAGTTAGAGGCTAGGAATGCCAATGTAGCTTCATTTTCTTGATCGTTAGCAAGACCGCGCAATAAAGTACCTACGACGGTACCTACTTCTTTACCGTATTGTGCTTTTAAATCCTGAATTGCTTCTTGGGAAATGCCAGTATGAATCGAAGTCGACGGTTCAACTTCTACTTCAGCTCTAACTAATTCAAAATCAGTTGTACCTGATTTTTTACGAATATTGAATAGTGCCGCAGTTGGGCCATTCATAGGAATTACTGAAAAGATTTGTCTACCTAAAGATGGCAGAGCCGCTTGTTGATACATGGCATCTACCGAAAGATTCTCGTCTGTAGTCGCGATTTCCGGTGCATTAGGACCAGTAGTATCTTCAAGCAAAGGGTTTTTGTTTTCGATATTTTCCATGGTTTATATCTTCCTTTGTTTAAAAGTTTATTATATCTTATTTATATTTATACGAGGAAGATTTAATTATCTGATTCGCAGTGAACCCTATATTCACACCATTGGCATAACGGCGATGGATTTTTAACAAAATCTTCATCCTTTTCTGCATTATTTATAAGGTCTCGTAGTTCGCTTATATACGTATCTAAATATTTTCGCTCAAGCATTAGATCATTCTCAGTTTCAGGATGCTCTATATAAACGTAAGATATTTTAATCGTATTAATTGATGGGTAACGTTGGAAGAAATAGATTCCATAGAACATAAGTTGATCATATTCTTGCCACTTTTGTTCTCTATATTTTCCCGTTTTCCAATCGATAAGATGAAGCGTATCTTCTATTGTACAAATGAAGTCAACACTTCCACGGAATAGCGCTTCCTTATCACGATATTCAGTAGGTGTTAATTCTTTAGATAGACCAAAATCAAATTCACGAATACTATCTTGAGATAGGTATTTTTTTCCAAGCTTTGTAGAAATGAATTTATCGGCAATATGCTGATATTTTGGAGCTAACTTATGAGTACTTTCGTTCGGATAATGTTCTAAGATAGAATGAACCGCGCCACCTTTCAGCAGCGGGGTCAAATCTACCTCAGACTTTGGAGCCTTATCGATGTAACTATATTTGAATTTTCGATTGCACTTTTTGTGAGTGCTTATTTTCGAAAAACTATAAGGCGTATACTTCATTATCTATTCGCTTATTTTGCTATTAGTTGGCCAACTTTGTCGTCAATCTTAGCGTTATTTTCCAACCAATCTTGAATTGTTTCTTCTTCAAAGATCTGAGAGTCGGTTTTCTTCTTCTGTGCTTTCAATACGTTAAGTGCTTTGCAAACAATCCCAACTGGTACACCTTCTTCTTTGAACTCGTTTTTCAAAGCTTTAATGTCGTCATCAAGCTTCTTCTTTTCAAGCAAAAGATTCGTGTATCGGTCTGCGAACTCTTCGACGTTTGAACGCGCTTCTTCAGTTGATCTAATTTCCATTCTTCTCTCCTAATGTTTTTTCTATATATTCTGAATATTCAGAAAACTGTTTGCTATCTTTACAATTAACGTAAACGAATTCAGATGTAATCTTATCTCGTCCATCAAAATCTGTAAAAGTAACTGGGTGGCTCAAGTTAAATATAACACGGTTTTTCTTAAAACTATACTTAATTGAACTAATTTCGTTTAAATTAATGTAACCTTCATAATTTATTTTATCAATAAAATTGTTGACAAAATACTCATTCGTGGTTAAATTATACATGTTATGTTGAAATTCTTTGCTATCGTCGCAATCCCAATAAACATAATCACTAATCAATTTACTTCCATTACGCGAATTAATTTGAATGTTATAATTCATATTAAAAACTATTCGTTTGCGATCTCGCAATAAATTGATGTTACTAACATTTTGCAGGTTTATCAACCTGTCTCCAGCTTGTAAGAACAATTCCTTCTCCTTATAATTTTGCTTTTATTCTTATTTGTGCAGCAATGCCATTATAAAGATTATTCTGAATTAGATCCGATACGTCAATATCATTGTTTAATAATAATTCATTCATGTCTTTTTCAACGAAATTGTTTGGTTGAACATAAACAGAATGACCCTTTTCGGCATAACTAAGACTATTTATAAGCCCAGTTTTGTCGTTATCAAGAACAAAAACGGGATGTTTTAATTCATTTAATCGTTCATCTGGTATTTTAGCACCCATAAGTGCAATACTATTTGGGAGACCACCTGCAATAGCGTCAAAGATGCCTTCGTAAATGAATACAGGTTGATCCTTTTTAATATTGAACCAATTCCATATTTTGTATCCTATATTTGCATCATGCATATATGTGGCAAATGTTTTATCATAAATATTGCGCGAATAAAACCCATACATTTGATTATTATAATATAGAGGAATTACTAGCGAATTATTTGTTCGATAGAGTGTTTCGCCAATCTTTAAATCTTGTTCAGCGAAATACCATTTACCATAACGGTGCTCTTTGTAGGAATAACCTCGCCCCTCTAGATACTCTAAAGCAGCTGGAACTTTAGAAATATCTTTAAAGTAAGGGGAGAGGTCGTGAATTAAAACCTCAGTAACTTTCTTTTCTTCCTTCTTAAATTGGCCAAAGACATCTTCTGTGTCGCCTTTAGCTAATTTCTCAATAGTGTTACCAAAGTTTTCCTTTTTATATTGACCTAACAAAGCCGGAAAAAAATCGCGTAGAAACGAATAAACTGTTTTATTTTTACAAGAGCAGTCTCCATTAAAACAGTTAACGTTTGTTACATTTCCTTTTGTATAAAGATGTAATCGTTTTGCGCTTTTCTTTTTGCGACTATCGCCACAAATTGGACAACGAGCAGAAATGTCAACATCAGTTTCTTTACCGATGCTGTCCATTCCTACAGCCAATTTGAAGTATTTTATGTCTAGTCTGTCTAACATATCTATCCTTCAAGTAAATCTTACCAGCCGAAATCTTCGGCGGTAAGTTCACGGTCAACTTTAAAGATTGAGGGCAAATCCATTAATATAGATTTTAATTCATTTTTATTTAAATATTCCTCAAATTCTTTATTGTTGTATTCTGCTCGTGCTTGCTTATACTGTAGAATAATTTCATTCCAAATGTTGGAGGGAATACCTTCAGCCATAACAAGCGTAAAGTTTCTGTCATAGTTTTTGCGATACAAAGGATGTGAATCGAGCCAAGCATCTAATGAGCCATGTTCTGCAACCTTTTTCTTAAGTGTCGCTGGACCGAATTTTATATCTTTGTAGATGTCTTTAACACCAGTTGATTCGCCTTTACGATTCAGTTTATAAACATCGAAAGATTCAATCATCTGCTTTTTAATATCAGAAGATATTGGTGCAGCCTTAAACTCCATTGGGTCTTTGATGTTATATCCTGCATCAGACAAATGTTGCACAAAGTTTTTGCTAAATTCTGTTCCATCAACTACTTTCGGGACATCATCAGAAGCATCACCAAGACACACGTGTTCCATAATCCAATGATCCATATGATCATGTTTGTTTTCGGGTACTAGCCATTTTTTAGTTAGAGCCGAATATTGGAATACTGTGTCGTTATCACGCTGTGCTTGAATCATATCCTTATCTGGCGAATGAATTAAAACATTTTCGTATTTGTTGTATTCTTTCGCTAATACAAGCATAATGTCGTCAGCTTCAGCCTTAGGTACTTCAATAACTTTCCAAGGAAGGTTATTTTTGATTTGCTCGATCAATTCGTCAATTTCTTTGAACACTTCGCCAAAGTTAATTTCCGATTCATCACGACCTTTTTTGCGACTTGATTTGTAACCAGCGTAAACATCTTTACGCCAGTAACCATTTGCTGATTTATCTAGACAGATAACTAAGTTGCCGAACTTTGCCTCGTGCTCCTGTTTGATGCCAAACAAATCTTGAAGAATGTAGTACTTCGTCAATCCAATGAATTCAGAAGTAACATACTTTCCATCCTTTTTATTCGGCTTTATTGAAGCAACCGAAGTATGTATCATTCGATGTATAATCGAACTGAAATCTATAAGTATCATAGCAACCTCCTAGGGAAGGTAAGACCGAAGTCTTACACTAGCCCGTTCAATAGGTCATCTAGACTTGCACTTGATGATGGAGCGGGTGCAGGAGCAGGCTGAGCTGGTTCAGGTTGTGCCGCTGCAACTTGAGCAACTGCGGGCTGAACTTCTGCAACCTGTGCAGGCGCTGGAGCAACTTCAGCAGTCAATGTTGGTGCAGTTGTTGGTTGAACAACTTCCTGATCAGCAAATGTTACCCACTGAAGTTTTTTCTGAAGTTCTTCGTATGTCATGAATGCTTCAGGTTTTAGTAGATCCGATAGCTTATAGGTATTAGATCGAATATCTTCCAAAGCTGCTTCAACAGAATCATAAATTGAAGTTACTTCGTTGATAACTTCTGATGTATCATAGTTAATGAAGCCATTAGCACCTTTCTTACTTACAAGTCTGAAAGAATTGCCTGCTAGTGGATTGAACAACTGCTTAGGTTCAGCACCAAGCGCACGGTCAGATTCTGCTGGATCAACTGCTTGCTGGATTTTGTCTTTCATAGCGCCAGACATTTCAAACAAGAAGATTTTGCCTTCATTTGCTGGATTAGCTGGGTCTTTAATTACTTTAATATTGGCGATGTATTTTACGCCACGGCCAAACGTACGTGAATTTTCTTTATCACCGGCGTTCCAAAGTTTCTGCCACTCTTCTTGGAATGGACATGGTTGACCGATAGTAGATGGTGAGAATTCAGAAACAAAACGCTTCTTACCATTTTTAGTAATTGTCGTATTGATTTTGAACATTTTTTGGATCATTCCTTTCTCAGAATCTGGAAGGAATCGGATAAGTGCGGCGCCATTGCCGTCTTTGTCTTTAGTCAATTTGTAGAATCGGTCGTCAGATGCGTACTTGTTAGTTTTATCTGCGAAAGGGTCTACACCTACTGCTTCTTTCATTGCGTCGAAGTTAAATGCGCTTGCGTCGATCATATATATTCTCCTAATTTTAATCGAAATGTTTCACTATTTTATTGTCTTTGCGGACATATTCAAAATGGCGTTATTGCCAAAGAACAGGGTAATTATAATATTATTTCACTTAATAATTACCCATATTCTAAATTTATTTATAAATCTTTTATTGCTTTAGAAATATCGTCAAACGTCATAAATGGTTTAGGCGGGATGATAGTCTGTCCTGATTTACTTGATACTGCAAATTTACCAGGGTCAACGTAAATCAAACGGTTTCCGTTTTTGTCTTCATAACCACCATCAACTTCTTTCCACCCTAAGCTTTTAGCAACATTGCCTACGGCTTTTTCTTTATTTTTGTTTTCTGATAAGAAATTTCTGAAATTCATTTTGTTATTTTCCTCTATTATATAAATTGTAGAACACTAAATTCTATACTTTATATTTATATTCATAGACGTTTTTTACTAAACTTTTACACTCATAAGAACTTTAAATCCTTCAAGTGAGTCGTTAATCAATAGAATGCGATAAGAATCACGGGCTGAGTTGTATTTTACCTCAACAGTGTAATCAGAAACTGGCAGCATTTTAAAGTTATCAACTGGAATTTTAATTTCAAATTCTTTTGAAGTTGTCGCACTTTTAGTCACGGAGTACGTATTACTTTTAGCGTTGAACTTGTTCGTTGCTCCAAGTGATACCTTAATGTCACCATCTTGTGAAGTAATCAATACCTCTGATAGATCTTTAAAGACGCCGGTTGCTGATTTGATATTTTTAATATCTTCTACAGAAATACTAAAACTTGCGACACTTGGCACGGCTTCAGTTTTATCAAACTGTTCAGGTGACTTGTCGTAAGCGTCCATCAAAGCGACATTATCTACAATATACGATGAAGATGTACTTCCGCTTGATACATTGATAGTATTGCCATCGATTTCAATATTACGATCTTCAGGGAACAATTTAAACAAATTCAAAAAGTCACTTAGTGAATTCATCAAACCAATATCACCAAAGGGATCTGAGTCCAGCTTAGAAATGTCAGCATACACCATCATATCTTGAGACTCAGATACCGCGACTGTAACGGGATATTTGAGAATAACTGAGTCCGTAATGCCATTGATTTGTGACAATACTTCGGTTACATTTTTATTAAACATTTTCCTTCCTTTCTTTTATTTACTCAGTCAATTATAACAAAGATGTTATTAAAAAAATTAATATTTTTTGCATTATTGTGTTTTGCTTAAACTTTTTAGAATTGATCTCGGTAGACCTTCTACTGGCTTAGTACGAATTCGTGGGACTGTTGTAAACACAATTGGGCGCCTTTTCAATTTTTTCTCCTTGTTTATAAAGATTATTACGTTTATTTATTTCATCAATAATTTTTAGTAATTATCGACTGCATCTCGGTATTCGCGCAAAGCGGCTCTAGCTACTTCGCTATTGTGTCCGTACTCTTTTTGAACCATTAGAAGAGATGCAAACGCTTTATCACAAAACTTTTGGTAAGCGTAAGTACGACGTTCGTATTGATCGCAGTAGATATCGAAGTGAGTAGCATTAGCCTTTGGAGTGTCGTGGTAGTTGCCGTTGCGAGGACCACGTGGACGAATGCGAATACGGTATTGTTTGATGAACTTTTTATTTGGGTTGAAGCGCATCATCCTTTCACGAATTTGAGCATTTCTTTCTTTAACTGTCTCTTTGAGCTCTAAAACCTCTGGGCAGTTGGCGTCCGTAGTAGTGAACTTGTAAGCGTCGCTTGAACGGTTTTTGAAAGTAAGTTTAATCATGACAAGAATCTCTCTTTTCTTCATTTGATAGAACTATTATATCACTTCGGTCGTGATTGTAAACAGTTTTTATCCAAAAATTTCATCTTTCTGCAAATCGGTTTCGATCGTCATATCGGCAGAGAATGCTAAATCCAAAAGCTCTTCGATGAATTTCTCTTCGGCTTTGATACCATTTTCTTTGGTATTCCAATGAAAACCAGCAGCTTTGTTATCTTCTAATAGGTGAGCCAATTCAGAAGCCAGCTTTTCGATTTTGCGTAGAGTGTAGTTTTTCATGTCAAATATCTCTCTTTTCTTCATTTGATAGATCTATTATACAATAGCTTTCAGAGAAAGTAAACACTTTTTTTGAATTTTTTTATTTGTGTTTGACAGTTATTGAAGGCAGTGGTAGGTCAGGTTGAGGGTTAATTGAGATTAGAGTTAAATTATTTTGTGAAAGGTATGTAAGAAGTTGGTCAATAGTGGTATTGTGATCGATGTCAAATGTGAATGTGTTTGTCATGATTTTTATCCATTTGTTTAATGATAGAGCTATTATACAATAGCTTTCAGAGAAAGTAAACACTTTTTTTCATTTTTTTCAAATTAAATATTCTGGATTCTCTTTTTTCAAGCGTTCGATATAGTATTTGTAGTATTTCGAAGACTTATATTTTCGGAGGTCCTTTCCTCTTTCGAGTTCATATAACAATTTTGCGTACATTGCATCGTTTTTCGAGTCAAATAACGTTGAACCATTCGTGCGAATCATATCTCCAGCAAGTACGCAATACCCGCCACCGATATCGATGACGGATAACACTTGATTGCCATGAATCATATATTGGATCGCTGGCACTTCCATGTTTTATGCCTTACCTTAATTGTCTCCAAAGTTAGAGGATCACTGTATGTAACAGTGAGATCCTCCCTATCTACGGTAATTACCGGGTTCATGCTTTTGTATCACCGAAGAGTTTGAACCCGATTGAATTGTAATATTCATGTTTAGTTTTTGGAACACGAATGAACCCGTCGTCAGTTGATTTAAAGATAGTTGAGCCACCACCACTTAGCGAGATAAAATCACATTTGTCCAGAATTTTACCGTATTTGTTTTCAACCAATGCTAATAGTTCTTTAAGATATGATTTTTTAACTTCGTCGACAAAATCTTTAAACGGGTGTTTTTGACCTCGAAGTTTATAGATACCTGTATCAATGATTTCTTTAGCTTCGTGAAGAGTGATTTGGCGACCATGAAGCTCTTTGACTTTCTTAGCAACCAATGTAGCAATTTTCATAACACCTTCACGCTCAATGCCTTCAAACAAGTTTGGCGATGTTTTACCATCAGTGACTAAGAACATATCAAGTGTATTAAAACCAATATCACAGCCTACGAAAGATGTCGTACCAGTAAATTCTTGTTGAGGATGCGGGAAGTTATTACCAAATTTGTCAATGGTAAGCTTCGATCCAGCACCTTGTGGAAGAATATAAACTTCGTCGTATTTAAAGTTTTCGCCGTTCACTGTGAAGTTCATTAGACCTTCTTTAAAGTGACCAGAATTTTCGATCTGTGCCTTTGAGAGACCAGAAACAATAATATCTGGATTAAAACCAGTCTGTTTAATTACATGGAACAAGAATAGTGGAGCATAATACTCTAGATTTTTATAGTCAGTTATATCAATCAAGTTTTCGCTTGGAAGATGTAGAGCGTTTTCACCAACGTAGTAACTATGTTCCTTATAGTCATAGATACGTGAATCAGAAACGTGTTCATTGCGTTTAGTGATTCCGATTGTGCTTGTGAATTTGAATTGCTTTGAGATGTTACCATCGGATGTACCGAAAGTCACCTTTACGTCTCCAAAGCCAATGTCAATTCCGAGGATGTTTTTCATTTCTGTTTTACCTTTATTTAAAGTTCAAGATAATTATACTAAATGTTTAGTTAATATTTTATTAGAAATCGAAGTTTTGTAATTCTTCAGCGATTTTTACTGGTCTTTCGTCACCACCAATTACTGGTTTTTCGACAACTTCTTGTGATACTCCACCAAAATCAACGTCAGTATCTAAGACTTGTTCTTTTCTAGCTGGCGCAGTACTTCTACTTTTTGGTTTTTCTGAATCAGTTCCTTTATTAGACTTTTCATCTTTATTTCGTTTCTTATCAGTAGGATTATTTGAAGTAACAACAGTACCGTCACTGAAATTGATATGTAGTTCGTCGATATCCTTACTGCAAGTTATATGAAGTTCAAACATTAGAATTCAAGATCCTGCATTTCTTGGGGAATTGCTTTTTTAGGACGATTTTCTTCAATGATTGGTGCAGTGACTTTTGATTCGGTGTCCTGTGTGCATGGAATTTCAGTATGTGTAGTTACTACCTCTTCATTCACCTGAGTGCTCTCTAGATTCGGTTTTACTGAACTAACTTCGCCATCTTCGAATTCAATATCAAAAGTAACTTTCTTGACGTTTCGATTTACTGGTAAATCTTTTATTTCAATAATCATTTCATAATCCTAAAATTAAATTGGTGGTATAACCTTAATAATAATTATACCACCAACATGCTTAACAAAAAATTAAGTTATTTTGTTTCGAAGATTTTCTCTGTCCATTCAGTGATACGTCCACGAACAACTTTATTCAATTCCGTACCAAACATATTCACATTATCGTGTTCTGTCCTAAGCGCCTTCATCAATACTGATAGACCGTTCGTATATTTGTTAATATATGGGTGGTCAATCTGACGGTTTGAACCGATACATACGACTTTACATTCCTGATCCATACGAGATAGAACCGTCTGCAAAGAGGTTTTAGCAAAGTTTTGAACTTCGTCTACAATAACGAATGCGTTTGAAATAGTTCGTCCGCGGATAGACCCAGGCCACATTGTTTCAATATTGTATTTACTTTGTAGTTCTTCAATCTTCGAATCGATTGACTCTTGGTTATCCTTGTTCTTTTGATTCTTAATATCTTTTTGAGCAATAAATTCAAGAGTATCGTACAGCGGAAAGTTGTAAATTTTGAATTTTTCGTCGTTGCCAGACAAGAATCCAACCTCTTCAGCTTTATCGACTGATTCAACTGAGTTACGAATGTAGATGATTTTGTCATATACACCTTTACGAACTAGTTTCATGCCAGCCGCAATTGCTAGGAGTGTTTTACCAGAACCAGCCAATGCTTCAATAACGCAAATATCAATTCGATCGTCCATCATGCCTTGCATTGCGAATAACTGACCAACGTTTAATGGTTTAACGACGTTTCTTCGAAGTTCGTCTTCATCAACAAAGTGAATTCTATCATCTACGATATAAGCCAATTGCTCATTACCATCATCTGCTTTTAAATGATAGCAGTAGTTTTCTGGCGCATAGTCTGGATCATAATCTTTGATATTTTTGTATTCCATTACATTAAAATCAGTACTCTTTACATTATCCAAAACCTTAATGTATTCATTTGTAAGAACTTGCTGGTTTTGCTGAATACCTTCTGTCTTAACATTCAATGAAATGGCACGGGTACGGCACATAATATCATTTGAAAGAAGAATAGTTTCTTCAGTATCTTTATAATAGTTAGTGGCGAATTGCGCAACCTTAATAATTTTGCGATCGTTTAGCACGGATTTATCGACGTTCACCATCTCATAATCCTTAAACGATATGATGTCAATCATTATATCCCTAACTTTCAACGACATAACTGTAACATCTTTTTTGCTACCAGCGCGCTTTGTTCCAATTACTTCAGCTTCTGATAGAATCCGCCCAAACTCACGGGCTTGGAAATTGATTTCGTTAAAACCTGATTTCTTGGCATCCAATTCATCGATTACTGTTTCCGGAAGAACGATAAGATTCTTACCTTCCTGCCCGATCGTAATTAATTGATTGGCATCCTCTAAAATAATGTTCGTATCAAGAACATAAATCTTTTCGTATCTCAAGTTAATTCCTTCTTGTGGATTGTTGAATATATATTATAACAAATTAGAGATTAAAACGTGCCGAAACTTCAGGACTTATTTTCACTCTATTATATTGGCCATCTTTAAAAAACCGCATTTCTGTAAATTTAAGAAGCATATCTTGACCTCGTAAAACTCGCCAATTGAAGTCAGCTTCAAATCGACCGGGCTCTTTTATGTCGCCCTTTTCAAGTAAAATTTGATCTCTGTTAATATAGTTCTTTATCATTTCGTTTGTAGATAAACAAACACGGAATTTATTTTTGTAGTATTTTCCAAAATACCATATTTTGCCAGGGAAATCTTTAGTGATCTGTTCTCCTTCTTCACGATTTTTGATAGTAAAAAACACAGCATAATTAGAAGTTCTTGCTTCTTTTAGCGCTTCGTTTTCTATGTATTTTAATAGTGCTTTAGGCCCTTCGTCTTGTTCACGACGATATAACAAATATTCTTCATTTGGGCGTAATGGCTGTACCTTATTAACAAGCCAACGAACATCCTTTTCTGGCAACTTATCATAATTAACCATGATTGGTTCTTTGTCAAGTTGAATATACCAGTCAAATGGCGTCTTAACACTAATAAATTCTTTGTATTCGACGCCATTATTTTTCAATGCTTCTAATGATTCGTTGTAAAACGTATTAGAATAATACGGATCAATGGTAATGTACATTTCGTACCTTTAATAGTTATAATGTAAAATTATTTATAACTCATCTATCCAAATTTCTTCAATAGATTTCTTAAGCAATTCATCCAACGTTTGTTTCTTATCAGCAATATCCTTTTCAAGTTTTGCCAATCGTTCTTTTGTCAATGATAAAATATTCATATTCAATAGATAATCATACGATCCATCTTTGCTAAGAATATTTTCAACCTTATTTAAGTCAGCCTCGATATCGACTTTCTTTCGATTATTCACAATAAGCTTATCTTCAACAATCATTTTGATGAATAGATACTTACTAAAGTCAAATCGTATTTCTGTTTCAAGGATTTCACACTGATGCGACTTACGTTTAGCAACATATTCAAGTTTCACATCGATGTAGTGGTCAATAATATCCTTTGCACAGTCTAGTACTTGAATTTTGTTATTTTCGTCAATAACAGTATAGTTTTCTGAAACTTTTTTAATGAGCTTAAGTTTAGCTAATAGAGTTTCGTCACACCACGTTTTTAATTCTTTACTAGCGATTGATACTTCGAATTTAAAGTTATCATCTTCAGAAAGGTCCCTATAACCTTGAATAATCTTCTTGTCTTCTAGATCGTCAAGAACATTAATGTATCCCTTTAGATCATAACCAATAGGGACCTCTGTAATAAGTACGCGGTTGATACCTTGTCTCTGGACGACACCTTTGATCAGCCACTGATTACTTGTTTCGCCTTGTTCAATTACACCTTTGAATCCTTTATAAAACGGAGTAAAATCGTAACGTGAGGCCTTCCCATTAAGTTTATTAACAATATACCCTTTAATTTTATCAGGATCACGTGGAAGAATCTTCTGAGCAAAACCAGATGATACACCTTCACTGCCATTAATTAAAAGGATAGGCAATGATGGTACATAGAACATTGGCTCTATCTGTTGCCCTTCGAAGAATTGATGCTTCAACACTGCAGAATCTTCTTTCTTAAATAGTTGAAAGAATTCAGAGGTTCCATAAGTATAAATGTACCTTGACGCTGAAGCTTCTTGTGCAAATCGAGTACCAAAGTTACCTTTCTTCTGTAACAACGGTATATTGTTAGTGCCTTGGAAATCTTGACCTAGATTTACAATTACACCATCTAAACTACCGTGCAGATATTCAGCAAACTCAGCTACTTTTGAGCCGAGCTGAGATACCTTAATTTTATCTTTAATATTTTTCTCAAGAACCGTATAAAGGATCTTACGTGATGCGTTTTTCTGGCCATCTACGAGAGATGCGATCTTGCGAAGGTTATCGTATGACGCCTGATCTACGTAATCCTTGTTAAAAAATTCTGTGATTTTCATATGCTTCCTTATTCTGTGCTGTCAATAAATGACTTCATATCATCTAGCAATTCTGCTTGAGTTTTGTATTCTTCGAATTCATAATATCTCATGGTTGTTCCCCATGCACTTTCTAAACCTTCATTTAGAACAATATCAAATCCTGATCCTTCGTAACCAAAATCTTCTAGTTTAGCAATACGCTTTTTACCTAGTTTGAGAATCAATTTTGCTGTTTGCTTTGGTGATAGTCTAGTCATGTGTACAGCTCCTATTTCAACTGATAGATCTATTATACTACAGTGAAAAAGGATTGTACACCGTTTTTTACATTTTTTTACAATTTTGCAATACTAAAATCATTTGCTAAAATGTATTTTTTACGTGGTTCAGAGTCATTGCCCAGCCATTCTTCAATAATTTCATCAGAGTCGAAATCAAGAATATTAATCATCTTTGATAGACCATCAGCTTTTACGACTTCCTTAAGATCTTCTGAATCCCAAGAACCTAAACCTTTGTAGTAGTTTGAGTGTTCACCAGATTTCAACTTAACGTCATCACTAAGGTTGTAATACCAAGATGTTAGTTTATCTTTCTTTGTGACACCGATTACTGGAGTTTGAAGCATACCAATTCTACCTTTAAGCTCAGGCAAATACCTCACAAAGAAACCAGTCAATAGACCTCTGATGTGATAACCGTCTAGGTCTTGGTCAGTTGCATATATCACATATTCGTAATTTTCATTTTGTATGATTTTATACAATTCAGATAGTTCTTTGTTCGCCGTGAACTTAGCTTGTGGTGCACTGTAAGAATTGAGAGGTTTACCCTTTAGAGTGTAGTAACCGCATTCTTTGCGTCCAAGGACAGGAGATAGACCGCCTAATGCTGATTCCCCTTCAACCAAGAGTAGATATTTTTTAACACCGATTGAAGGTAAGTACTTATCAGATTTAATTTTCTTGACAGTTTTCTGCAGACCTTTGAGTTCTTGACGTTTCTTAAACTCTTCTTTAATTCGATAAACTTCGGTGATTGGATCAATAATATCTTTGTTTCTAAAAATTTTATTGACAATTTGATCAAAAGGAATGTCACCGAAGTACGAATTGATTTCAGCAGCTCCATTTGTTATTTTCTCCTTCGATTGAGAATTAAATTTAGTGTTCTTGACATTTTTGAGGAATGCAATAACCATAAGCTTGTTCTTGATGTCGCCCGGCTTGATAGTTTTGAACTTTTTAGCCAGTTTCTCACGCAGACCACTTACGACGTTATGTGTTATAATGTCAATATGAGTACCACCGTCAGGAATTTTAAGACCGTTAACATAACTAAACTGTCTAAAATCGTCTTCGGCATTAGGCAAGATAGCAAATTTGTAATCTTGAGTTTCATAGATTTCTGCAGAATCGCTAAACATCTGAACGTATTTTTTAAACGAATTGACATTGATTTTCTTACCATTGAACTTAAACGTTATGTCAGGGAACGACATGCTCAAATTTATCAACCGTTGATAGATTACATTCATATGAACACTATCAATTTCAGTTAAACCAAACTTTTTAAGATCTGGCCAAAACTTGACGTGTACACCTGATTTTCCTTTTGATTTTTCAACTTTATCGGTGAACGATTCAGCATTGTTTTTGAAAGTGATGGTGTAGTTATTCGATCCGTCATCTGTTTTTCCAACAAATTTTGTACTGAAACAGTTAGTCGCAAACGAACCTACGCCATTCATACCGATTTGAGTACGGTTGCTGTCATCATCAAAGTTTGAACCAGCACGCGCATGACCCCATGCCAATTCTGCTAGATAGTGACCGTCTGAGTTTTTCTGGACAGGAATACCAGTACCGTTGTCTTGTACTTCGATTGTATCAGCTGCCATTTTGACAGAGATTTCGTTACAGCCTTCAAAGTTGGTTTTGATTGCCACATCTACCGAGTTATCGATAATCTCATTAATGATCTTAATTAGACCCGGAACATATGAGATTTCTTTGTATATGATATTTCCATCTTCAAAAATGTATTCATTCGTCTTTGTTAGATCAACAGCACCGATGTACATCGATGGGCGCTGGATAATATGTTCACGTTCAGAGAGTTTTCTAATACTCATTATCTAATCCTTTTCACATTTTGTAATAGAGCT